ATAACATAAAAACATCTACAAAACATGCAATTTATTGGTATCCATATATGTATTCGAATTTTGATTTGTTCCAACACCCAGATTCAAACTGGGCCCACATTTTTAAGGGTATGTGATGGCCCTGTAACTACGATTACTCGTAGTTCTCCTTCCAAATTTGTACTCTCTCGTCAAAATCACGATCTAGTTCAGTGCACAAATGTGAAAGGTTTGCTCTTTTTGCTATTTCTTGCAATTGAGCGCGACGTTTTTCATAGACATCGCGTCCATGATTAAACCACTCACGAAGAGCAGTATCAATATTAATGCCACAAGCATGCTCCTCCGTCAAAGGGGCACCTTTTCCACGCATGAAACAATGTAGCATCTTTTCACAGGATTTGTCAACTAGAGCGCCCACGTGGCACCCTATCTCTGGAATAAAGACACTTTTCCGCTTTAAAAATTCAAAATCTTCAGCGGGCAAGTAATCTAGTAATTCACTCTCCTTATCTGGCATGGTGTATATCTGACCATACTCAGCAAGAAATTCAGAGAAACCTTTAATGGTAAAGTTGTCCAATTCCTTTTTCTTTGTTCCGATATTATCGTCGCCATAAGTCATCAAAGCAACGTAATCACGGAACCGTTTTCTTTCCTCGAAGTTATCAAAGGAGTGGTGAGCGTAAAAGTAACAACGCATATTAAGTGCACCACAAATTCCATTCAATTGGGCCGTCAAAGAGTTACCACTGATATGAGTACCAGTGATAAAACCAATTAAGTCCCCATTGAAGGCTACGACAGCGTAAACTAAATCGCCAGTCATAGCTTCCATAATGCTAATATCTTCATCACTATAGTCACATTCTCTTGCAAAATCAATGAGAATGCGCAAAGCAGCAAAGATAAGCTGGGATGGAATTTTCTGATCGTACTTTCCATAGTCTCCTCCTATGAGGTGCTCCTCTCCATGTTTAAAAATATGTTGATGGAGCTCCTCCCATTCAGGACCGTGACAATTTATGCCAACGGCGCTTTCAGCTTTCAGAGGGTTCATCTGCAATACACGCAAAATAGGCAAATA